AAGCAGTATCAGAGTGACTAACTCCTCATTTACCACCGACACCTTAGCGATTGTTGAAACGGAATCATATTCTTGTCGTAGCGAACTTAGATTCTCGCCTGCGGATTATCCAATCTCAAACCTTTTTACCATCGGGTTCGGTCATTAACCGAGATCCCCTCATAAGTTTCCAAATGAGGGTGGTAGTTTGAGCTCTAAGGAACTTCCCGCAACCAGGTTGTCTCGCCTGCACATACAGACTAGCAGGACAAACGCTTTTAACGCCTGCTTTTTGGCCCTGATCTTAACTCCATTACGAGCTAAAGCTAAGGCCGCCCATACCGGATTGGATGCGGAGGACGTTGTAGTTGGTCGCGAACATGTGCATGGTGGTCGCGTCAGTGGCGTTCATGGTCACCGCGACTTGAGCATTGTCAATGCGGGAGAAGTTGCAAGTACCGGTTGGTTGATGTTCTTCTGGCTTGAGAGCGAAGGAGTAAGAGTACACACCTGGGTATGGGGTACCAGAGTGGTGGTTGTACGCTTGGAGTTGGTTGAAGTACTTACCCCGTTGTTCCTTGAATCGGTCTTGACCGTTGAGGACCAACTTGAATTTATCAAGTGGACCCGCGGCTTCTTCAGTGAAGTCAACAGTGGAGCCACCAGTGCCGAAGGCAACGAGTGGGACACCAGTCGCTTGGCTGATTGGCACGTAGCAGTTGGATTCGGAGATCGCACGCGCGTTGCTGTCGAGGATAATCTCATCAGCGTTGTTGCTGGAGGTAAAGTTCCAGAGGGAGTTACGGGACGCGGTGTTGGAGAAGCACCACACCAATTCCTTGACTGGGTGGTTGTAGGACAAGCGAACTTGCTTGGTAGCCGCAGAGGTCACGGTGTCGGAGCCAGTGTGTTGCACTTGCTCGATGAGGTATTCGTGACCCTTTTGCGCGAAGCGACGACGCTCTTCGGTGTCCAAGTAGATATAGTTGGCCCACACCTTGAAGACATTCTTGTTGAGGTAGGTTTCCATGTCGGACGCGCAGTCGATGTCGATGCGGACTTCGTGGTATTGCAACGCAATCAAAGGCAAGTACAAGCCTGGGTTGCGGTTGAAGAAGAAGATCAAGGGCAAGTACACAGTCTTACCGTTCTTGGCAGTCGCGAGCTTGGCCCAGCTAGCTTTCTTGGATTCATCCAAGTAAAGCTCCGAGTACAAACGCCACCACTTTTGGTAGTGCTTATCGATGCGTTGACCACCAATGGAAAGTTCAACGTTGTTGATCGCACGCTCCGCAATCCAGTTGTTATCGGAGGTAGCGTCGGAAGTGACGGAGGTGTCGACATCGGATTCGAGTTCGAGGTACATGTCACCGACCAAATCACCGTTGCGCGCAACGGTCACGGACACGCGGCCTGAGTTGGCAGCGGTACCGTTAACAGTTTGTTCGATGTTTTCCATAGCGAAGTTAGTGTGACGCTTGTAGACAGCTTGGAAGAAGGTGACCTTTGGGTTACCAGTCAAGTAGACGTCTTGGGCGCCGTAGGCGACGAGTTGCATGAGACCACCGGCCATTGTGAGAGTTTTTGTACTATATAGCAACATTTTTTTTCTGGCTGAAATCGCATCATCGCGAAATTTTGGTCATCATCTTTTCTCAGTCAAAGTTAAAATGTCATCACAGCCTGGGGAAGACAATCGCGAAGAAGAAGAAATTGAAGAAGGTGAAATTGTGTCCGACGAAGAAGATATTGAATTTTCTGAGGGTGGAGAAGATGATTTTTTTCCAGACGATGACGGTGAGTTAGATCTTATGGGTATGATGACTTCTCTTTTAGCTACTCCAGACGGTGATACCGTTTGTTCAGCACTCGTGAATATTTCTAACCAAATAGAAACACAAAATAGAATTTTGATAAAGATGCTCGCTAAAATGCAATCTCAAAAATAAGCTTAGAAACAAAAATCGTAGGTCAATAAATAGAAATGGAACACACTCATTTCATCGATCGAGAGCCTGATAAGTATGAAGCACTCACAGAACTTCAGAAGCAGCACATCCAATCGATGAAAGAAGAACAGGTGGTCGACATGATAGACAGATTTGAATCGGCGTGGTCACTGAAAACAAATGACTTCAGAAATGCACGTGAGTTGGGATACAGACAGTATATTCACCCTGAGAACTTTGACGAAGATGGTAATCCCAACCCGACGATGATCGACATCCTGGCCATAAAAGGTATTCGTGATAAACAGAGAACATATCTCATTAATTTGAAGAATCATGCGCGAGATCTAAAAATTCACAAAAATGAACCTAACGACGACGGGATTAATGTCGTACGACGTATTAATAATGTTTTAAAACAACTGTCAGATGGTTATGAAAATATTCGACGCCACTACACATCGTTTGAGAGAATCGATAATCCCACGGCTTTGCCACAATTCAGTACGACAGGCGATCCTTCTACGATGGATGAAGAAGAAGTCGAAAGTTCCACACCATTTCAAAAATGTCTTCTATATTCTCTCGATCAGACATACAAGTCTGGGTATCGCCGGTACAAGGGACAGTGCTGCGAAGAAATTCGAACTGTAGATGGACATAGAACACGTGCATGGCAAGCAAAGTTTACCATTGAACATTTTGTTTATTCATTGGCGCAAAAAGATGATGACTTCCTTACATGGAAGAACTTTACACAGAGAGGTAGTACATTCAAAGACGTTATTGATAATTTAAGCAAGTGCCACGACGCTCAGTTTCCGGAGATTACTAAAAGACGAAACGTATGGTCATTCAAAAATGGTGTGTTTGTAGGTAAGGAGTGGATTCCAGATCGTGGTGTCTATGATTGCTGCTTTTACCCATATGACAGTCGCGAATTTCGTTGCCTTGACCCAACAATCATCGCGTGTAAGTATTTTGA